TTGTTTCGCCTGGCGTATTTACTAATGAAGTAGATCAGTCATTCTTGGCAGGCGGAGTAGCACAAATCGGTGCGGCAATTGTAGGACCAACCGTTAAAGGACCTGCACTAGTACCAACACAAATCACATCATTTGGAGATTATGAAAGAGTATTTGGATCATTTACTGATGATTCATATGTTCCTTTTGTGGTAAATGATTATTTACGTAACGGAAATGTAATCACAGTAACGCGTCTTTTATATGAAGATGGATACAATTTACAGAACGGAGCATTAGCAGTAATTGCAACATCAGAATCAGTTAAAATAGTAACACATATCTTACATCCAACTCAAGCAGTATTAGGAGAAGGTAGTGTGGTTGACGCAGACTATTTTGAACATTCTGTATTAGAATATGATGAATCAGGATCGTTTCAAATTAAAATATCCGGATCATACGCAGCAGCTGCGGATAATGCAATCGGGTTCGATGGCTCATTTTTAGCAGGAAAAACAACGTTTATATCTTCATCAGTTAAATCTCGAGATAATGATTACCTCACAAAAATATTCGGGCAATCTCCAAAATCTATAGATTATCCAGTATATGTTCAATATGAAAACAACAGTGTAACTTCGTCGTTTGCAAATATAGGAGATGTAACTGTTAGTTTGTCTTCAGCATCTAATTATCAATTCGCACAAGATTACAAGACTGCTGCAACACCATGGATTACATCACAAAAAATTGGAAGCACTGCAGTTAATCTTATCAAGTTTCACACACTATCGCATGGTACATCTGTAAATCATGAAATAAAAGTTGGAATTAGAGATATTCGATTAGCTTCTGAAGTTTCAGATCCGAACAATTATGGAACATTCACAGTAGAAATACGAAGAGTAAATACTTTAGCTAATTCGCCTGTGCTTAATAATTCTCCGTATCGTTCAGAAGATACAGATCAAACTCCAGAAATAGTAGAAGTATATGAATCAGTAAATTTAGATCCTAATTCACCTAGATATATTTCCAGAGTGATTGGAGATCGATATCAAACTGTTTCTGACACCGGTGTAATTTCAGTTAATGGAGATTATCCAAATATTTCACAGTTTGTTAGAGTGCAAGTAACTGCGGGTGTTAGCAATGCTACTAATGACAAATCATACATTCCATTTGGATTCAAAGCATTGTCATCAACAATACCAAGCAATTTTAGTGAATCGATAAATTTAACAGCAACTACTTATAAAACATTGCAGACAACAACCAATGGATATAGTGACTCAATATATTATGGATTTGATTTTACTAATACTAATAATTTAAATTATTTAGGTCCTATTCCAACTAGCAATTCAACAGTAGGAAACAACACAGATTTTTATTTAGGTGATGTGCTTCAAGATACCGGAAGTAATTTCCCTACTGCAGCTGCACCATATACTGGTTCGCTTCAAGCTGTACTAACAGCTAACACGTTTACGGATAATATTAAATTAGCTACTAGAAAATTCATTGTTCCTACACAAGGAGGATTTGATGGAGCACGTCCTAATTTGCCTAAATATAGTGGAACTCACCTTGCAAGTACAAATACATTTGGATTTGATTGCAGCACTAGCACAGCTACAGGAACAAAGGCATATAACAAAGCATTTACATTACTAGGAAATACAGATTATTATGACATGAATCTTGTTGTAACTCCAGGTATCATTGATAGTCTTCATAGTTCCGTTACAAACACAGTAAGAAACTTTGTTAGAGACCGCCAAGACACATTCTATATAATGGATAGTAACGCATTAACAGACAGCATATCTACAGTAACTGCACAAGTTAATAGCATAGACAATAATTATACAGCAACATATTGGCCATGGGTAAGAATTATCAACCCAAGCAAAAATGTTCCAATTTGGGTACCACCTTCAGTTTCATTGCCAGGAGTATTAGCATTCAATGATGCTGTAGCTCAACCATGGTATGCACCAGCAGGTTTGAATAGAGGGGTTCTTCAAGCAACTGATACATATGTTAGATTAACACAGTCTAATAGAGATACACTTTATGAATCTCGTGTTAATCCAATTGCAAACTTTGTAAATGACGGAATATGTATTTGGGGTCAAAAAACCTTGCAAGCTCGTCCAAGTGCATTAGACAGAGTAAATGTGCGGCGTTTGCTTATTGCAGTTAAGAAGTTTATTGCATCATCAACCAGATACCTAGTATTCGAGCAAAATACTTCACAAACAAGAGACAGATTCTTGAGCATAGTGAATCCGTATTTAGAACAAGTAAAAGCAAAACAAGGGTTATATGCTTTCCGTGCAGTAATGGATGATAGCAATAACACTCCTGACTTAATAGATCAAAATATTTTATACGGTCAATTGTTTTTACAACCAACCAGAACTGCAGAGTTTATCATTTTAGATTTTAATATTCAACCTACGGGAGCATCATTCCCTGAATAGAATTTGCATTATGATACAAAAAGGTAGGGTTTCGGCTCTACCTTTTTTACTGTTACCGATATTTATATTAAAATAACAAGGAAACGATATGGCATTAGAAGATCAGTTAAACCCGGCGTTAAACCCAGCCACACAAAATGAGTTGTTTGACACTGCGTTTTCGTGGGAACCTAAAAAGAAACATCAGTTTATATTATCAATGGCTGATACTGGTATTCCTGCATTTTTAGTTAAAGCATCAGATAAACCTAAACTAAGCAATGGTGAACAAACTTTAGATTTGATTAACGTTAAACGATACGTAAAAGGAAAATCTGAATGGAATCAAATAACTATAACATTATATGACGCAATTGTTCCAAGTGGTGCACAAACAGTAATGGAATGGGTTCGACTTCATCATGAATCTGCAACTGGTAGAGATGGTTACTCAGATTTTTATAAAAAGAAGTTAAAATTATATCAACTTTCTCCATTAGGAGAGCGAGTAGAAGAATGGGTACTAAACGGAGCATTTATTGTTGATGCAGAATTTGGTAGCTATGATTGGGGAGATGATGCTGTACAGGAAATATCATTAACATTGAGATATGATTGGGCATTCTTAAGCTTCTAATAAAGATACGACGCTGACAAGCATGGCGGGACACGAGGCCTAAACTGTAATAATTAAGGTAGGGGTAAAGCCCTACTTTTTTTATGAACATATATTTATAATAAAGTTATAAAAAGGTTATCAATGAGTAAAATGACAGATAGAATTTCAACTTCAACAGCAGCAAATCAAGCTCGAGAACATTACGAATCAGAACAAAGAAGCAAACTTCCAAGCATCATAGTTCCATTAGCTAGCGGTGGTAAAATATATGCAAAAGATCATCCATTAGCGGAGGGTAAAATTGAAATGCGGTACATGACTGCATATGATGAAGATATACTAACTAATGTTTCATATGTTCAACAAGGAGTAATGTTAGATCGATTAATCGAATCTATTAGTTTAACTAAGTTCAACATAGAAGATATGTCTACTTTTGATAAAGATGGATTAATTATATATGCAAGAATTTTATCATATGGATCTAATTATGATGTTAAAGTAAAAGATCCAAAAACAGGAACAGAATTAGATCGAATTGTAAATTTAGAAAAAATTCAACCAAAAACATTTAATTTAAAAGCTGATAATAATGGAGAATTTGAATTTAAAACTGACAAACACACAATAAAATTTACATATAATATTAAAAATCTTGAAGACTTAGCTCCTTCAGAATTTTGTAAAACGGTTATAAAACAAGTAGATGAATCTAGATCTGCAGAATCTATAGATCATTTTATTCGTTATCAGTTTATGGCAAAAGATGCTAAACGTTTCAGAACGTATTATGCAGACAATGCTCCTGGATTAGATTTAAAAACACAATTTGAAGGTGAAAACGGAGGCACCTTTACTGCCGGGTTTTCCATTAAAGCTGATTTTTTCTGGTTTTAATTCACAATATCGATTACAACTTCATGAAAGTATATTTGAAATTGTTTGGTTCGGCGAAGGTCGTTGGTCTTGGCAAGATATATATGAAATGCCAATTTTTCTTCGAAGATTTTGGATAAAAAAAATTAATGGCATAGTTAAAGATCAAGAAGAAAGTATAAAAAGACAACAACAACAACGTAAATCTATTAGAACGAAATTTCCAACAAAACCTAGGCGTTGATATTTATTAATATATGACGCAATCACAATTCATACAACGTTTAAAACAACAGCCTAGACTAGGAATTACTGCTGGTGAAATACAAGCTATTTTCAACGCAATATCAGATGGTGCAAAAGGCGCGACTGCTTTATTAGAACAAAATATTGGTGCTTTTTTAAAGTATAATACTGCATTAACACAAGTTGTAAGTAACTCAGATTTTCAAGCTTATTTAACGGGTATAGAAAAACAAATAGCCGTTAATGAAACGTTGAATAAACGATATAAAGAAGTAATTGACCGTAGTCTTATTTTTGAAAAAAGAAACAAAGCATTAAATAAAACATTTGGAATCGGATCAAATGCAGCAGCAAAAATGTCACAAGGATTGTCACAAGCCGCAGCATCGATTGGTATTACTAGCAAAGAATCGATAAAATATGCAACAAATATTAAAAAAGTTATTCCAGTATTTGATGTAATGAATAGAAGCACTGGTGAATTTTATACTAGTTTAATGACAGTACAGAGAGCATTAACAACTAATTTAGAACTTACAGCAGAACAGGCAGAAGAATATAGCTATTATGCTTCTCAAAATGACAGAAATGCGGTAACGCAATTAAGTGCAACACAAGCTGCAGCTGCGTCTATTGAAAAAGCTACTGGTATGAGTGGAGCATTTAAAGACATTGTAACGGAAATTGCTGCAGCAGGTGCAGACACGCAATTACAGTTCGGCCGAATACCAGGATCAATTGAATTAGCATCACTAAAAGCAAAAAGTTTAGGATTTACTTTAGACCAAATGTCTAAAAGTGGACAGCAAATGTTAGATATTGAATCTAGTATTGGCAAAGAATTAGAATATCAATTATTGAGTGGACATAGATTGGTCGATCAGGACGGTAAAAGTTTAACTAATAAAATTCGAGAAGCACAACTTCGAGGAGACATGAATGCCCAGATGGATGCAATGAACACGTTATTAGAAAACGAAGGCGACGTTTTAGAAAACAACATGATAGCTAGAAAAGGAATGGCTGATTTACTAGGTATAGATGAAAAAAGTTTATCAAGAGCTATACAAAAAAAGAAAATGCTAGCATCCATGGGAGTAGATGAAGAGTTGTTTAAATTGAGTGGAGATGCATTAACATCTGCTGCAGATAAAATGTTAAAAGGAAATGAAATTTCTCAAGATCAATTTGATGAAATAATTGCATTTTCAGACGATCAAAGAACAACAGATGAGTTAATTGAAGAACAAAATGAAATAGCAGAAGATAACCGTTTAGCAAACATTTTACAGTTAGATCAAGCTAGCCTGCAGGCAAAAGCTGCTTTCGAAGCTGCAGAAGGTAATAGAGTTCTTCAAGGACAATTAATGAATGAAATTCAACGAGGTAATGAAGCTTATGTTGCAAGTATTGGCCGTGCTGTACAAATGCGAGATATAGGGCAAGGTTTAACAAAAGAAGCATTGAAGGCACAGGTTCTTGACGCAAAAGCTAGCGATCCTAATGCCAAAGTAAACAACACTGGCGATCTTTTATACATTCCTAATCAATCCTTAACAACTTCAGGCTATGGTGAAATGTTCGAACTAGACCGTAGAGATGCTGTCATGGCCGGGCCTTCGAATTATATAGAAGCTGCTACACAAGGAACATCGAAAGGTGCAAATGTTGCATTGTTAGCTACAGCTATTGTAGACGCATTAAAAGGAGCTACATTTACAGTAGACCCGGGAGCATTAGCAACATTTTTTAATAACGCAACATAGGAGAAAATATGAGTAATCCAACATTCGAAAACAGCGCACAATTTATATCTCCTTACAACATACTGCCCGATACTATATACATCAATCCAACACTGAACCCCGGTAATCAATTTATATCTCCTTTTGATATACTACCAAACTTCGATTTAACTGAAGATAATCCTACATTCGAAGTTACTAAATTACAATTTAAATCACCTTACAACATACTGCCTGATGCTGATTTAACTGAATTTAATCCTACATTGCAAGCAGGTAATCAGTTTATTACATTTGATTTTGGAACGCATCAAACTTTTGACATCTTACCTAATTCTGATTTAACTACATTTAACCCAACATTTTTTCAAAGGCAGTTTATTACCCCACTGACATTGGGTAATGGAAATGCAACTTTTGACCGATTACCTAATGACAACTTAACTGGAATTAATCCGACATTTGATGCATCAAGTCAATTTGAAACGCCTCGACATCTAGATGGCAATTTGCCATTTGACAATTTAATAACACCTAGAATTACTGCAGAAAGAACAAGTCAAGGAACTAAATATCAATGGAGAGGAGGCGAAAATACTAATACATTTGAATCGCGAGGTGCCGCAGTTGCAGCTAGTAATCTTGCTGGACGAATAGGATTCCCATTTGCATCAAGTGTTATTAACACTGCATTTTCTAACAACGGTAACACAATGTTTCAAACTCCATATAAAACATTACCGTATGGAAAATTAACAACTGACATACTTCGCATACAAGCAGGTGGAAATATATCAGAAGCTATCAATGCTATACCTAGTAGTTTAATTGAATATTGGGATTTTCGTAGCAGAATAACTATTAATAGAAATGAGGGTGTAGCCTCCATAGTTCAACAAATTGGTACTATACGGGCAGATGGTGCTGCGGCAGCTTTAAGAAAAAATACAAGCTTTGGATCTGGTCGATTAAAAATTAATGTTCGAGCTGGAATATACGCAGCTACAGCTGCATCACCTGCAGGAGCATATTCGGTATTTAATAGAAATGCATCCGGAATATTCGGGTATGGTTATGGAGATCATGATAATCCATATGCTATACGAAATGACTTTACATTGAGTAGTGAAGTTGGAACAAGATGGTCTCTTGATAGAAAATGGGTTGGTGCAATTAGACAAGGCGCTCCAGATGCATTACTTCCATTCCGGGGAGACAAAGTTAACGTTATAGATTTTAAACGAGACACTAAATTAGAACAAGCATATAAATGGAAACCAACTTTATTTGCAGGAGAAAACTTTTTAGGTCGAGCTATAGCTTCAGATGCATATACACAAGATTTTGTTAAATTTTATTTTACTGGACCGAAATTGCAAAATGGAGAACCAGATCAAACAGATGATATTATGGTGTTTCGAGCTATAATAACACAGCTTAATGATTCGTTTAATGCTAATTGGACTCCACAACAATTTATAGGACGTGCTGATCCAAATTATCATTACACCGGATATAGTCGTGATTTAAGTTTAGGATTTGATGTATATGCAACAACCCGAGACGAACTTAAATTTATATGGAGAAAATTAAATGCATTAGCCGGATATACTACTCCAGAATATAATAACGAAGATATTGCTTTAAGAGCTCCATGGATGCGAATAACAGTTGGAGATCTGTTTGTGCAGCAACCAGTAGTATTAAACAGTTTAAGTTATGACTATGCAACTGATTCATCATGGGAAATTAACATTGAAAATGATTCTACTAACATGCAAGTACCATTTAAAATATCAGTAAGTTGTCAACTTAACATGATTACAGATTATTTACCACAGAAAAATGGAAGATTCTTCACATTGGCTAAAGATGCTAATGCAGAAGGAGTTCCATTGGAAGGCAATGATAACTGGTTAAGTGATTTTCTTGGAAATGATCCTAGAAAACAACAAGAAATTCCACCGCCACGCGACGCATCAGCACCAGCGGATACACCACCAGCAGCTCCATTAGGCGAGGGTCAATCAAATGTTCAGGTAACTTTTGGAAATTAATAAGGAAATATTATGAGCAGATATACAACATCACCAATAATAAAAAAAATAGGAGAGCCTAGAAAGTTAAGCACTACTATTCTCCCAACATTGCCAATATCAGTAACAGATACATTTATACAAACAACAAGTGCAGACAGATTAGACAAACTAGCTAATACATTTTACGGAGATGCTACACTATGGTGGATAATTGGTGTTGCAAACGGATTAGGCAAAGGGTCACTATATGTTCCTCCTAACACCCGTTTACGTATCCCAGTTAATGAAAACATACAAGAGTTTATAAATTTATTTAACAGAAACCGATGAGTGAAATATTTTATTCAAATGTAGACTTTCGATTACGCGAAGAATTAAATGCTCGTGCTAACGCAGGTAAAACAAAGCGAGATAATCGTCATATTGCATATATGACTGAAAAAATAGCTAATGTTGAAATAGTTGCATTTAAACCTAAACCAGCTGGATCTAAACTTATACACGGAGATGAGTTTGACGCCCCATTAGCTAAATTAGGAGGAACAACGGTTCGGAGCGGAAGATATTTGCCGTCTGGTAAAGATGGATATTTAAATTCTTCACAAGCTACATATGAATACAAACAAACAATTATAGAAGGAGAAGGTAGTAATTTAAGAGCAGTTCCAGTTAACAGATCAGGAATTGACAATAGTCGCAGAGTTGGACCATTTATTAAAGTAGCAGACATTACTATTGGTGACGGAGGTATGGGGTTATTAAACAAAGCAAATCTTTCTATAACTATTCCTAATCCTACAAGAGATTTAGATCAATTCGAATCCATATGGATGCGTCCCGGCCGTTATGTTAGACTAACAGTACAACATCCAAAATCTGCTACAATCACTGACGGATTATTATCTGATTTGGTTATACCTAATGAAGAAAAATTAAAACAACTATATCCTAAATATGCTAGTAATCTAGAAGAATTAAAAAAACGAATTCGTAAAATGAATGAATATACATTTTCTGGATTAATAACATCTTTTGATTTATCATATGATGCCGATGCTTCAGTTAGTGTTACTCTGCAATTAACAGGCACGAGTGATATATACACTGATGTTACTATGTTTATGTCGGGAGACCAAAAAACAAAAAACAGCAAATTAGCATCATATTCACAAACAGAAAACACCGGATCTGCAGGTCTGCGTGACACTAATACTAGTGCAACTGCTTCTATAGCAAGAGTTGAATTATACGATAAATTATCAAACTTAGTAGAAGCTCAACGTTTCCAATATTTACAAGCAACAAAAACACCTAGTCAAATTTTAAGTGGTTTCTTTTACACAAAACCACAAGGAATAATTCCATTTAAATTAAGTGAACAAACCAATAGCACGTTTAACAAAAACTCTACAGACAGTTTTATTTTATTCGGTCAACCGTTTGCTACTAATATCACAAGAACATTTACATATGAACCAACTGGTACTGTTAAAAATGCAGAACAATCAGGATCAATATATATTAATCCAGCTCGTGGTATTGAATTAGAAAAAAAGAATGAAGAGTTATATCAAGAAATATTAACAGAGGAAGCTAAAACGGTTGTAGATCAGACTAAAATAACCACATTACAAAATCAAATAACTGCAAATGATAATGAATTAGTATCTTTATCAGAACAATACGCAACTGCACGAAATAATCAAATAAAACAACAAAAACAACAATTTGTTGCAGAAGAAAAAGAAGCTCAAGAATTGACTAATGAAAATCGTTATATAACATTAGGAGCGTTAATACATTTTTTAAACAACGAAATAATAAGAAACAAACAAGGGTCTGAAAATGAAGTAGGTGTTATATGCACAGATGCATTAATGACTAGTCCATTTTACAGAAGATTACGTTCTACAGATCCAGAACAAGTTTTATTGTTACCAAAAGATACAGATTCACCTAACGGTCTCAATGCATATGGATCTACAATATATTATGAAGATGTGATTTCTGAACAAAGAGAAAGTGCTCAAATATTACAAGAAAAAGGATTGTATAGAGAATGGCAAGGAATCCATGCAACAACACCAATAGAGTTAACAAACCGACAACGAGAACTATTGCTACAAGGTGTTAATGTATTGCCTCCTATACCTGAAAAATCTACGATGTTCCCTAGCAGAATTTTTATAAATCTAGAGTCAATAAAACGTATAATGGATGATTTAAGCAATAAAAATTCCAGAAGATTTACATATGGTACTTTTGTTGAAAAAATTAGTTCACTTATATCAACATCACTGTGTGGTGCAGTAATAATGAAATTGACAGCAGATAAAACAAACCCGGAAGATGTATTATTTGCAGATGCTAAAGACATACAACTTGATCAGGTAACACCATATAGGGTACCAATGTTTGCAAACGATCCGCGCGGGACGATTGTTAGAGATTTTCAATTCTCGGCAAAACTTCCTAATAGCGTAAAAAACTTGAGTTATGTTCTTAATCAAGGTACAGATATATCTACAGAAGAAATTGCACCATACATGAATTTTATGTTTAACGCAGATAATCCAGAATCATTAAACACAGTAATTTCTTCATATAGAGATACGCATAGGGAAGTTATAGTAGAACTAGAAGATGCATTAGAATATTTCGGCAGATCGCCACAAGATACTGAAGTTAAAACTAATTTGCGATCTGCAATGAAAAAGTATTTACAATATCCAACTCCTGATATAAGAAAATCACAGCAAATTGTTTCTCCAATATTTCCATTTGATGCTTCATTTACTATTGATGGTATTAATGGATTTCGATATGGAGATGTTTTAGAATTTCCTGGATTACCAAAAAAATATACTGATAACACAGTGTTTTTAATTACTAGCATAGTTCATAATATAACCTCAGATGGAACATGGACCACAAAAATATCATGTATAATGAGACCTAGTATATAATGGCTACAAGAAAATTAACATATTATAGTGCAGACGAAACAACAAATAATTTGTTTACTACAGGTCAACAATGGATGACTACAGATGAACGTGAATATCGTGGGGCGTATCACAAATATTTAACAGGAGAAGTTTTTACTGAAGCAAAATGGAATCCTAAAAAATCTAAACCACTTATTCCATATGTAGCACCAGTAACTAACAAATATAATAGATTATACAGAACTTTAAAACCAAAAATAAAAACATTGTATGATTCTCCAAAAAGCCAATCTGTAACTATTACACAAAAAGACATAGATGCTGGAGTAATAAACAGATATTTTTATAAAAGATATGATAATGATAAAATTTTAGAAACTACTGAATCATTATATAACGAAATTATATCAGATAAAGCAGATAAAAAATTATATGTAACTCAAAAAATACAATGGTTTATAACTGGCAATAAAAATGACCAATTTAAAAACGGTGCATTCGTTGCCGGCGTATCTACTAAAAACATCAATCAAGTTAAATTTGCAGCAAAAACATTGCCTGGATTAACTGCAATACTAACAGACCCACTACAATACTACACTGACACAGACTTCATTGCCCCAGTAGACATCAACGGATTGGATTCGTAACAAATATTTTCTATTATACATATATGATAGTAGACTATGAATCAGATGTACTGACGTGTCTTGACGTAATACAAGACAATCGCACACTCATAGTTCCTATCTATGCTAATCCTACACAGAAAGCATTTGAACAAAAACTGTGTGCTTTGTATGTTTATTGTGAAAATGACAGCGAATGGTTGATACCAATGCATCATACAGAACAAATACGGGGCTTTACACAGCACTTAGAACAGTTTCTGCGGCTTGACGATATATTTATTCATGACAAGAAGCGGTGGCTTCAAACGGGTGGTAATGAAGCTGTATGGGATGTAAAGAGTTTGTGGTGGTACACGTATTCTGAAGCATATGATGAAAAGCATTATCCAACTGCAGCTCATGATTTCTTTTGGAAACGTATGTACAATTTACCACAAGTAAATGCAGTGATTCCTTTGCAACAACATTTAGCAATGTGCCAGAAGATTAGACATTATGCCTGGCCTATGTGCATGAATGCAGAGCTCACAGATTCATACAAACAGTTTAACACATTATATCCTAAAACGTTTGCTGAAATAGAACGCAACGGATTAGCAGTTAACGGCAGTTTTAAAATGCCAGAACTCGTTAATCAAGGCAAAGTGTATTCTTCATATAATTATTACACCACAACAGGTAGACCTAGCAACGCATA